CTGTACTGGCCGATATTAAGGACAACGAATTCAGCTGGGCGCTGCAGGGCAACACCAACTTGGATGTTTACATACCCGTTGTCAATTGTGGTTGGTGTGTTAATTGTGCTATCGCATACTACAAAGAACGCAGCCTCTGGTGTTGCTCCAGAAAGTCCGCCTTGAGACCAGAATGACGTCAAGAAGCCCGTGACTGTTGCGGTAATCAACGACCATAGGTTTTGATCATTTGGCTCAAAGATAGCAAATTGAGTTAGATCACGAAGTGACTTCTCAATGTAGATTAACGAACGACGTACTGGCACATAACGATCTACATAACCAGACTTTAAGGTACGAGCGCCCATTACAACAATGCCGGAACCTGAAACGTACTTGATAGCGTTAACAGGAGGGACTGAACTATTCAAGCTATCCAAGTTAGCATTGCTTAGAGATGGCACGGCCACGGCTCCAGCAATACGGGCCTGTAGGCCGGCGGGAGCTTTAAATACTCCGCGTGCAGCATCCGTAGCTCCATAAAGACCAGCCACCGCTGCTCCTGCACCTACAACAAGTGTCTGACCTTTTGCAGAACCCACAGTTACAGTTGGATCAGCAATTGTAAGTGCTGGGTAGTAAACGGCAGCCTGTGAAGTTGTTTGGTATGTAGCGGCCTGCGTAAGCTGTGCTGAAACAGGAGCTGTGTAGTTATCAGTTAGAGGTGCCTGCCCAGCTTGTGCGGGATATGCGTCAATAATAACAAAGACGTCATTAAGTCGGGTTGCTCCAGTAGCGTATGTGATAGCAGCATTTACTGTTGCAGTATCTGTGGCGCCTGGAATGTTAAGGATTAATGACTGTGGAATTGTGTCATATTGACTTAGCGCTGTTGAATATGCAGAGGCTGTTGCTGCTGATGGCGCTGCTGCAGAGCCGTCTGCACCACCAGTTAGAGCCTGGTTGAGAAGCGGCGCTGATGCAAGACTTGCACCACTAGGGTTACGAGTAATACCTGTTGCTGTAGAACCCATGTCAGTCAAAACAATATAGTTAGATGAAGGATTTACAACAATAGGTGCGTAACGAGGATCGCTAGGATTCATTGAGATTGCTGGCCAAGACTCAACAATATTTGCTGGAGCAACTCCGTTAAGATATACAGTTACATCAAAGTAATTACTTTGAGCAGTAGCTGCGCCAGATGCGCTTGTAACAGCAGTTCCTGTAGCAGCATTTGCCACAGTAAACTGTGTTCCTGAGGCAGAAGCAATAATTACGTTTGTTAGGTTAAACGCGCTAGTAGAGAGTCCAGTAATACTTACAGCTTGTCCTACTGAAAATGTGTTATTAGCAGTGTAAGTTACAATTCCACCTGAAGCAGAAGCCGCAGTTACTGTTGCTGCTGAAGCACCACTATTTGATGAAGCAATGCTTACATTGACGCTGTTACCCCAAGTTCCTGGGTTAACCACATTTACTTTTAAAGTAGGTTGAGGGGTGCCTGATGTTCCATCTGAAAATGTACGGGTTGCGATAGATGAGGACGCTGTTCCATTAAATACGCGAGTTACGTACGCAGATTGACCGCCATTTGCAAAGTACATATACAAAGCAAGAGGCAAGTTGTTTGGGTTAGCTGTAACAGCGGTGTTGTTCCATGAGCCAAACAGTGTTGTGTACTGTCCCCATGAGGTTACTAGAGTTGGGACCAAAGGACCGCGGTCATTGGCACCAAGGAAAGCTGCAACGGTGTTAGTTGAAGCACCAGCTACAGATTGAATAGGGTTTAACGTCTCTTGAACGTACACCCCAGGGCGATTATAAGTTGCCATTATTAGTTTATCTCCTTAGTTATTTTACGAGTGGACGTTTGGTGGTACAGGTATTAGATGAGACGGGATGGACGAGGTAGTAGCGTTAACTTCAACAAATTCAACAAGAGGGGTAGCAGCTACCTGTTCAGGTGTCATCTCGCTTACAACTCTTACTGACAGTACGTTTCTTAAAAGACGACGATTACCAGTCTCTGACTGGACCGCATCTCTTTTTACAAATCCATCAAGGAACATAGAACGAACGCTGCTCTCTGTGCCCAATGTATTAGGCACTGTTAGATACCCATACTTTGATGGAAACTTATTTAGTAGTTGGTAGATAATGGCGCGGTCATGGCGCGGGTTACGTGAGTAAGATGTGATCTGGTACACAAGATCATAAGCGGTAGGTATCTTGTATGAGTAACCAAACCCAGATTGTTCAGGAATAGTTCCTTGGTAATCGCTATCAATAAGGTAACCTGATGTCTGGCGCTCTTGTGCCTGAAGGATATCTATCAAGTCAATAGTTATAAAGGGAAAGCTCTGGTCACGTATTTCAATATCTGGGTACCCAAACCATACTTTTACTGGGCGACTAGAGTTAGCATCATCTGAAACAGTAATACCACTAAGAAGAGTCTTAAGGGCCAGATCTTCGGCTACAATAAACCCGTTACCCACTAGAGCACCTCTGCAATCAAGCCAGGTATAGCTGTGTATAGAGCGCTTTGAAGCTTTGTGTGGCAGCGGTATAAGAACGCCCGAATTGCGGTGTTAGCAATCCCAAACTCCGGACCGTATTCTAGATCTTCAATCTCTTCTTTAAGATCTGTGGGGTAACTAATAATTAAAGTTGTGTCTTCTTTTGCAACTACAGAAATGCCTTCAATTATACGGCTAGGCCATCCAGATAGTCGCGCTAGCTCACGAAGATCTTCTGTAAATACAGGAGCCAAAGATTGAGAGATGTTGCGCGCTACAGCGTCTAAGTTATTTTTTCTTGAGTACACTCTTAAATACCTGTGCCTCATAGTAGACGTCACCAATTTGCTTTAGTAAGTCTTCCCGAGCCTCAGGTATATTGCTGATAATGGCTTTAGCAAACTCGGTGCTAGAAGCTGTATCAATCTTTTTACCGGACATGGTAATCTCCTTTAGGAGGCAGTGTACTTCGCAAGGGTGAATCTAATCCCGCACGGGATTACTATAAGGGTAAAGCAAAAAGCGCCCTTGCGGGCGCTAAGTGCTTACTTCTTTTTGACCTTCTTGGCCAAAGCCTTGTCCATCTTCATATCTTCTTTAGCAGATGGCTTCTTCTTATCCATCTTCTTATCTGCCTTCTCAAAGGCCGCCTTCTGCTTAGGGGACATGCCCTTCATAAGCTTGGCATCCTGCTTCTTATCGGCCTTTTTGCAGGCGCCCTTACAATTTGGCTTAGAGCAGCCGCAACCACATGCTTTGCACATAATTACTTACCCTTCTTCTTAAGAGCCTTGAAGTCATCTCCAGTGATCTTATCTTTTGGGGCAGCAGCTGAAGCAATCTTCTTCTGCTTAGGGGACATGCTCTTTCCCTTGCCGTATCCGGCTTCACCCTTTTTCTTCTTGCATCCACAAGTCATGCACATATTACTTACCTTTTTTCTTACGGGCGGCTGCGATGTTGTCAACCGCATTTGGGTATGGGCGACCAGCGGCTTTGGCTTTAGCACGGGCTGAGGCCTTCTGGCTCTTACTTAGTTTACTATGCTTACCACCGTCTGGGTCTTTCTTATCCCAAAGAGGTTTTTCTTTAGCCATTACTTCTTCTCGTCTTTCTTACCCTTAACAGCAAGCTTGGTCATCTTCTTCTGACCATACTTCTTACGGCCTGCTGCAGCGGCAACTGCGGCTGGATCTTTTGCTCCACCTTTAGCGGCGGCTTTCTCTACAGCCTTAAAACGTGCTCCTGAACCTAGTTTTGCCTTAGCCATTATTTATCCTTCTTTGCTTGCTTTGCAGCGCGCTTCTCTTTAAGAGTCATCTTTGGCTCTTTCTTCTGGTTGGCGTTTCCTTTTTGTTCTTTATTTGCCATCTTTTTTATCCTTTACCTTCTCGGGTAGTTTTCCTTTTGGTGTTTCCTTCTGCCATTGGCGCGCCATCTGAGGATGGGTAGCCCACATCCACTTTTCTTGTTGTTTAGACTTAAATGGCATTATCCAACGTTATAGATAGTTAGGTTAGCGGAGGGAGACGCTGGACGAGTTGGGTTTGTTCCTGCCGCTGTAGCAAGAAGGGACATTCCTGATGCGCCAGACCACCAGTGAAATTGAATGTAGTCATTTGGCAGCACAGAGATAGGGGATTCAATGTTGGCTAAAACCTGTGAACCCTGCGCGCTAGCTGTGGTAAAGGTAAAAGCAGAGGCTGGAACTTGAACGCCGTTTTTAGAGAACCAAGTTGTGATGTGATAATCACTTGTACCGCCAGTGAAGTTAAACTGACCTAAAAAGTTAAGGTTGTATGTTCCTGGGTTTGCAAAAACAATTTTACTTTTATCCGATGTGTTAAGGGTCATGCCCTTGCTTATATTGGTAGTGTCCCAAGTAACAAGGTTATCCGCTGTAGTTCCTCCGCTAGCCTGGCTTGTGCTTAAAGCAAAGTTGCCGTAGTAAAGAATGGCGGCCGGCACTACCGGGGTATTTACTTTAACGCTCATGCGGTTGTCACCAAAAGCACAGCCACGTTAGAAGAAGAGGCGCTTGAAATAGCATACAAAGTCTCTGTTGGTCCAAGCGAGTCAATAGTAGCTGAGGTTCCTGGCAAGAGCGTAAGTCCGTATGAAGAAGAAGTTACGCCAGCACCTCCAAGGTAAACCGTTGCAACAAGGTCAACATTTTGCACAAAAACTGTTGCCTTATCCCAAACAAAACGCTTTTCAATAGAGTTGTTAACGAGGGCGTCTGTGTTAAGCGCTGTAGCCGTTGAGCTATTAAGCGTAATAACCGAGTGTGTGAGTGCCATGGGTCTCCTTAGTTGGCGTAGCTAGCAAATTGTGGGTCATTGACCATCTCCTCAGGCATAACCTGAATACAGTCAATAGCCAGCAACGTATACTGTTCAGAAATAATACCGCGTTGCTGTACCAAATATGGCCTGTATACTTCACCTTTCCAGACAACTCTGCTTTTATCCTGCTGGCCAAGGGCCTGAATCTGGCTTTCAAGTGTTGGGTCTATGTTCTGTAGGTCATCAATATTAATAGTTAAGTGCAGCTCATCAGCCTTGTAAAAACCCGCCTCAGAGGTTTTAGCGCTACCCGCAGAAATCACCGCTCTTACCACAGGGATCTTGTATGGCCCGTACCATTTGCGGCCGCCACCAGAGGTAGTTATTCCATCACCCACGTCATATATTGGGTCAGTAGTTGTACTTGTAGAGTCAAAAAACCACCATTGAGCCGTAGTACCGACGGGATTACGGAGCTCGGTATTGATACCGTCTCGAATAGTTAAAGACTCAAAGTTAGAGTCAAAACGACCTTCTTGTGTATATCCACGCATACTCTTATTATTCCTTACTTACTGTCTTTTGTAAGGTGTTCCGCGGCGGCTTCTGTGCCAGTTTTGCGGTAGCGAAAAGTCTCCCAAAGAGGGGCCGGGATCGCATGAATGCCATATAAAGTCCTGTGATGAGCTGTGCAAAGTA